GAGGTACTCGATTGTAATGAAACCTCTGTACGCCTTGAGCGGCTCAATAACGGCGCCCCGGTTCTGGACAACCACAGTGCGTATTCACTCAAAAATCAGATAGGTGTTGTTGTCAGGGCATGGATCGCCGGTAATGAGTGCCGCGCCTTATTGCGCTTCTCAGACCGTGACGATATAGCGGGTATCATTTCAGACATTAAGAACGGTATTATCCGCAACGTATCCGTAGGATACCGGGTATATATCTACGAGCAGAACGAGCAGGCGAAGGACGAAGTACCTACCTACCGTGCGCTCGATTGGGAGCCTATGGAAATTTCTATGGTTCCAATTCCCGCCGATTATAACGCCGGAGTACGCAATGACGACAGCCGGTTTTCAGAAGTAGAAATCATTATCAAAAAAAGACCAAATACAACAATGCCAGAGGCGAACGAAAGAGGGGCGGAACAGCGGCAACCGGCACCACCAACAACAGCGGCACCAACTGCCGCGCCGGATAACGAGACTGTACGCAGTGAAGGAGTAAAGGCAGAGCGCCAGCGCGTCGTGGATATTCGCACGGCGGTACGCGCGGCAAAGCTGGACGAGCAATTTGCGGACGATTTGATTAGCCGCGGCGTATCTATTGACGAGGCCCGAAGGCTTATTATTGACAAACTTGCAGATACGCAAACGCCTGTAGAAACACGCGGCTCGCACGGCCCGCGCGTAAGTGGCGAGGACGAAAACGTGCTGACCCGCAACGCTATGGAGGAGGCGTTAGCGCACCGCGCCGATCCTTCCAACTTTAAGCTGGAAAGCGATAAGGCGAAGGAATACCGCGGGCATTCGCTGACTGACTTTTGCCGCAGCGTACTGGAAGGGCAAGGCGTAAGAACCACCGGCATGACTAAGGATGAATTAGCCAGCCGCGCACTTACTACTTCGGACTTTCCCGCGCTTATGGCTAACGTAGTAAACAAGTTTTTGCGCCGCGCTTACAATGCCGCGCCACAGACCTGGAAGAAGTTAGCCAATCAAATGAGCGCCAGCGATTTTAAACAAATCACCGGCGTACAGTTCGGCGGGTCGCTCAAACTTGAAAAGGTTAATGAGCATGGTGAGTTCAAATACGGTAAACTTTCCGACAGTAAGGAAAACTTTAAGCTCGAGACTTACGGTAAAATCATTTCCATTACAAGGCAGGCGATCATTAATGACGACCTGAATGGTTTTACCCGACTGAGCCAGTTGTTTGGCGCGGCTGCGGCAAATCTTGAAAGCGATATTATGTGGGGCCTTATCCTGAGCAATCCGAAAATGGGCGACGGTAAAACGTTGTTCCATAACGACCACAAAAACCTTGCTGCCGCCGGTGCCGCAATTAGCGAAACTACGTTATCCGCCGCGCGTATTGCCATGATGAGGCAGAAAGGGCTGGAAGATGAAGCGTTAAACGTATTCGCTAAATACTTCATCGTACCGATTGAGCTGCTCACCGACGCGCAAAAGATAATGAGCGCCATTACGGCAAATAAGACCGGAGACGTGAACGTATTTAACGGCGCGTATGAAATCATTACCGAGGCACGTATTACCGATCCTAAAGCGTGGTATTTAGCAGCCGACCCCACGCAGATAGATATGCTTTCCTATGCGTACCTGAACGGGCAAGGGCTGTACACAGAAACCCGCAACGGTTGGGAGGTGGACGGCGTAGAGGTAAAAGCCAGGTTGGACTTCGGCGGCGTTTGTTGGGATCACCGCGGCTTCTACAAAAATCCCGGCGCTTAATCAAACAAAAAGGGTTTATAGAAAAGGAGGCAGATAGACAGATGAAAAATTTTATAGCAAAGGGAAAGGTAGCAACCATTATCGCCGCCGCGGTTATTGCGGCGGGCGACTTCCTGAAGGTAGGAAGCGGGGGGCTGGTAGGCATTGCGGCAAGTAGCGCGGGCGTAGGCGAGGAAACGGAAGTAGTTCTTACCGGCGTATTTGAATTGCCCAAAGCGGCAATAGCGATAAGCCAGGGCGATAAGCTGTATTACGTGGATGCGGACAGGAACCTGTCGAAAACGGCAGCCGGAAATACGTTTGCCGGTTATGCCTACGACGATGCAGCCGCGGGCGATGAAACCGTAAAGCTATTGCTGGCAAATGGCATTTGATAACCTGTTCGACGGGCTGCAGACGGTAACCTTTAACGTAGTAACCGCAACAATGGGTTACACCGCTACATGGCAGCCCGCCGACGGTTCGCCGCTACAGACGGCAAAAGTTCTTTTTAAAAACCCAACAGAAGGCCAAAAGCTGGCCGACCAGGAGTACGACCCTTACCGCTATACAATGGAATATCAAACAGGCGTATTCACCGGGTTAAAGCCGAGTGTTGACGCAAACAACGTGGAGGAAGTTACCATAGGCGGCGCAGGCTATTATGTGCGGAAGGTAGACGGTAAGTATGATGGTAAGACAATGATTGCGACGCTGGAGGTAAAACAATAGGATTTGTAGAGAATGGATTACGGGACGCTGGAAATACAGATAGCAGACAGGCTCAAACAGAAATTACAGCCGCACGGCTTCGAAGCAATGCCACTGCCTGAAACGCAGGCGGAGTATTCAAAACCGTTTACGAATGGACGCGCTACCGTTGCATTTACAACGGCAAAACTGGATAAGCCACAAAGTACCGATGAGGTATCGCAATACTTGGTTATTACATTTTCGCTTAGCCTGCAATCGCGTTTCCTGCGCGGTGAAAAAGGCATACACCAATTATCGCAGTTAGTAAAGCAATATCTGCTTGGTTTCCGGCCTACGGATTGCGACAGGCTTTATCATGTGTCGCATGAATTTGTCCGCTATGAGGACGGTGTATGGGAGCATGTAATGGACTTTGAAACAAAAACCTTGTGGGTACAGAGTATAGACGATGAGGACGAGGAAGAACTGCCGCTACTAAGGCAACTGGATTTTGAGGAAAGATAGGAATTGAAGGGAAAGGTTTAATGAAAGAATACATATACACGGCAGCGACGCCCTGCCATTTTTCCATAGGAACAAAAGACTATTCGCTGTACAAAGGCGAAACGTACACCCTGCCAGCGGATAACGGCTTCATTCAATCACTTGCGGCGCAGGGGCTGCTTCAGGAAACAACTGCAACAAACAACAAAACGACGGAGGAGTAATGGCTGCAAATTTTTTGCACGGTGTAGAGACAATAGAGATAGAGAGCGGCAGCCGGACAATACAGGTAGTAAAATCCGCCGTCATTGGCCTTGTAGGCATAGCGCCAACGGGTGACATTAATAAGCCGGTACTGGTAAATAGCGACAGGGACGCGGCGCAGTTTGGTAATAAGCTAAGCGGGTTTACCATACCGCAATCACTTGACGCAATTTTCAAGCAGGGCGCGGGAACCGTTATCGTAGTAAACGTTTTTGACCCGGTACAGCATACTACGCAGGTAGCGGACGAGGCGCAGCCGGTAACCAACGGCAAGGCAAAACTAAACGCCGCTCCTATTGGCAGCGTAACTATTAACGACAGCGCGGGTAATCCTGTTACCTATATAGCCGATACCGATTATACGCTGGATAGCTTCGGCAATTTCACGGTACTGTCCTCCGCAATCCCGGAAGGAACGGTGCTAAAATTCACATACACGAAACTGGACGCCTCGGCTATTACGGCGGCAAAACTGATAGGCGCTGTTGACCCGGTAACTGGAAACAGAACAGGTATGAAGTGTTGGGATTTGACCTACAACCTGTACGGCTTCAAACCTAAAATACTCATTGCGCCGGGTTACTCCAGCATGAATGCCATTGCTACGGAGCTAATCAGCATGGCTACCAAGCTACGCGCTGTATGTTATTTAGACGCACCCTACGGTATTACCGTTTCGCAGGCAATCAGCGGTCGCGGCGTAGCGGGTACGATCAACTTCAACACGAGCAGTAAACGTGCGGAGCTTTTGTACCCGCACCTGAAATGGTACGACGTCGCAATGGATAGCAACGTAGATTTTCCATACAGCGCATTTAAAGCGGGAATACGCGCCGCGGTTGACAACAACGAGGGCTTTTGGGTATCGGACTCCAACCATGAAATTTTGGGCATTGTAGGGGCCGAGCGTAATATCTCCGCAGGTATCAGCGACGCACAGTCAGACGCCAACCTGCTGAATGAAAAAGGTATCACAACCATTTTTAACAGCTTCGGTTCCGGCATTCGCACCTGGGGTAACCGTAACGCCTCGTTTCCCGTTAGTACGGCACCGGACAATTTCGTTTGTATCCGCCGTAC